CTTACTTCAATGAAATGAAGGTTAAGATTATGATGCGTGAAGCTTTGAAGAAAGCTGGAGGAGAAGAACTTGCAGATAGTCCTGTATTAGCGCCAGCTCCGGGTGAGCCTCAAGATATGGAGCAATTAGAAATGGAGCAGCAGTTTGGATATAAGCACGTAATGTCAATGGAGGCGGAGCAAGCTATATCACTATCTTTTTATCAAAATAAATTTGATGACAAGAGAAAAAGAACTATAGAAAATTTTTTTGATTTTGGAATGGGGGGTTATACTCAATGGATTGATGAGAATGGTCACGTTAAGATAAGAGAAATTAACCCTGAAAACATGGTGTTATCTTATTGCTCTAAAAGTGATTTTTCTGATTTGGTGCATTGGGGTGAAGTAAGAGAAATGTATATTGGAGATTTAGCTCCATATTTTACGGCAGACCAGATGAATCAAATGGTAACATCAGTTGCCGGAAGATTCGGTAACCCGTCAAACTTTATGTACGGAACTGACTATTCTAAATATTGGAATAGATTTAAAATATTAGTTTTAGACTTTGAATTTTTATCATGGAACGATTATACTTACAAGGAAGAAGTAGATGGTCGTGGTAATATAAGATTTGGTAAAACTAAATATCAGTCTGCTTCAAGAATGGCTGTTAATCAATTAGGTTCACTAGAATCTGAATTTAATAAGCCAATGAGTCAAACAGAAAGCAAAGGTCAAGCAGAACCTGTTTTTATGCCTGTAACCAAAAAGGTTGTTTACAAGTGTAAGTGGGTTGTAATGACAGACTTTATGTATGACTGGGGTATGTCTGAAAACCAAATTAGAAAACCATCATCTTGGTGGGATACTCAATTGAATATTCAGTTATACGCTTGGAACTTCTACAAGATGCGTTTTGCTGGTGTTACTGAAAGACTTATTCCATTAGAGGATAAAGCTTGTTTGGCTTGGTTTAGGTTACAGAATATGTCTAATAAACTTATTCCTTATTTAATCAATATTGACTTAAACGCACTTGAAGGTGTTGACTTTGGCGGTGGTGGGGAAAAAATGAATCCTACTAAAGTTATGGATTTCATTTTCTCAAACTTTGTTGTTCCTTATCGTTCAACAGATTTGTTAAGTCAAAATCCAAACTACAAGCCAGTAAGTATCGAAGCCTCTGGTCAATTAGTTGTATTCGGTCAATTATATGATGATTTAATGCGCACTATTGATTTAATGCGTCAAGTATCTGGATTGAATGAACTGACAGATGGCTCTACTCCTAATGCAAGAACCTTAGTTCCTGTTGCAAATGCAGCAATGGAAAGTACCAATAATGCTCTTTATTTATTAACTTTTGCTGATAAGCAATTAATTCAAGCTGTGGCTGATGCGGTTGTTGCAAAGGTTCAAATAGCTGTTAAGTTAGGTAAAGTTCAAGGTGTGTCTAAAGCTTTAGGTGAGGAGACAGTTAAGTTTTTACAAATTAATCCTAATTTATCTATTCATGAATTCGGTATTTTTATAGAAGATGCTCCGCAAGATTATGAAAGACAGCAATTGATTCAAGAATTAAACATTCGTGATTCACAAGGATTAATTGAGCCTGAAGATAAGATACTTGTAATGAGTTGCCGTAATTTGAAAATGGCTTCAATGATTTTGGCTTACAGAATCAAAAAGCGCAGAGAGCAAATGCAGCAGTTTGAATTACAAAAAATTCAACAACAAACGCAAGGTAATGCTCAAGCAGCTCAGGTTGCAGAGCAAGAGAAAAGAACAACTTTGCAGACTCAATTAGAAGTAGATATTGCTAAAATCAATGCAGAGAAGCAGTGGGATTATATTATCCAAATGGGTAAGAAAGAAAGCGATATTCAAGAAGCTAAGATTCAAAGTGACGCAAAAGTTATTGCTCAAAGAATTTCAGCCGAAGCTAAAATAACAGTTAATAATAATAAAAAATAAAAATAAGATGGAAGTTAAATCATTACTCAGCGGCAAAATGAGAAAAGGTCTACAGGATGCCCTGTACGTAGAACTATATCAATCTAACTTATGGAAAAGTTTAGCGAACCAGCTACAGAAGTTAGGATTGTTTGGTACGCAAAAATACTTTTTAGCAGAAAGCGCTGAAGAACTTACGCACTATCAAATGATTGTAGAGTTTATGAATGATATGGGCGATTGCGCAGACGTTCCAAGAATAGATGCTATTACAGATAAAATTGAAAACTTAGGAGACTCATTAGAAATTGGTTATGAAACAGAATTAGAAGTTTATAACCAATATAAAAAGTTTTATCAAATGGCTGAAGAAGAAGATTGTGTAGTTGCACAGTTTTTATTACAGTTTATGGAAATTCAAAGAAAAGCAGTTGGTGAATATGGTGATTTATTAGCTAAATATAAAATAGCAGCAGAATCTAAAGAAATCCTGTTCTTCGATAAGGGTATGGGTAAAAATTAAATAAATTTATTTTTTTAACTAAATTTTATTATTTTCGTAACGTAAAACACATTTATGTCAGAACTAGAACAAGAACAACCACAAGAACAAAAACCAGTTTATAGAATGAGTACCGGTATCCCTATGCCTCAAGATGAGTTTGTAGAGCCTGCCGCACCTATTCAAACTGAAAGTGCAGAATCAGCTACGGTATCAACTGAAGGACCTCAGTCTACGGTTGTAACAGAACCGGAAGCTCGGGCTGAGGAAAATGTAACAGCTTTTTCTATGCCTAATTTTGGTGATGAGCCTGTTGAAAATGCTACCGAAGAAACTCAATCATCCGCTCCTGTTCAGGTAACTGATTGGAGAGAGCAATTAAAGAAGTCTGACCCTAAAGAAATTTTAAAAGAATTAGGTTATGATGATTTTGTTGCTGATTTTGCTGAGTTTAGAAAAAATGGTGGAGATGCTTATAAGTTCCTAGAAGCAAAAGCTTTTGATTGGAATAATGTATCTCATACTGATTTGGTATTTGATGAATTGAAATTACAGTATCCTAATCTTAGCGATGATAAGATTGAGAAGCTGTATCAAGCAAGATATAAGCAGACTGATTTTGCGGCTGATGAGGATAGAGAAATTGGATTAATTCAACTAGAAGCAGACGCAGAATTAGTTAGACAAAAAAGAATTTATGAACAGCAACAGTTCCGTATACCAGAAGTTAGTAGGCCACAAGAGGTGGACAACCAGCTTCAATATGCAGAGCAAGAGCGGTTTATGATGGAACAACAACAACAAGTTCTCCAGTTTTTCAGGGAACATGATGCTACCAAATCCTTATTAAATAGCAAAAGAGTTGCTATTGATTTAGGAGATAATGGCAAATTCAATTTTAATATTGATAAACCTGAAAATTTAATGGAAGTAGCGTTGGATGGAGAAAAGTGGCAAAGAGCTATTTCTGTAAATCCGCAAGAGGCGGACCCAGCAAAGCTAATTCCAGATGTGGCTAAATTGCAAAAAATTGCATTAGTTGCTCTTAATCCAAACTATGAAAAGGACCTTGTGAATTATGGAAAGTCATTGGGATTGAAAGCTATCATTGAAGAAGGACAAAACGCACGCAGACCTGTTGGTAGTGCACCTGCCCAACCCAATGAATCATTAGGCGAAGCTTTCGGCTCAAGAGCTAAAGTGAGCACATTAGGCAGGTAAAAATTAAAAACTTTTACTTAAAAAAATTTAAAAAGACTTAAAATGGCAAACAATTTAGGTAACATTACCAAAGCCTACGTCAGCGCAATTGACCCGGTGCTTGACACGAGAGAGATTAACAAGCTCGTTACTGATATTCAGAACGATGATGCTTTAACAGACATTTTATGGTTAGGCGACAGAAAGAAGCCTATCTCTACTGGTCAACCTATCTATTACACTTTTGTAAACGAAGCTTTATTCAAACTTCTTGATACAACTGGTGGTACTGTAAATGGTTCTGGTACAACTTCTATCAACTTTACTTGTACTACTGCGACTTCTGGTCAAGCACGTAAAGATGATTTAGTTCTAGTTCCAACTGGTGCTATCTCTGCTATCGTTACAAATGTTGTAACAACTTCAGGTGTTGATACCGTATACATTAAATCTGTATCTGGTGCTAACATGACTTTAACTGCTGGTGATAAATTATCTTTATTCTCAGTAGCTGTTGGTGAAAACTCAGTAAGCCAAACTAACTTACGTTTTGGTTTAACTAAGTACACTAACAAGTACCAAATCTTCCGTGAAATTTCAAAAATTACAGACGTTCAAAACGCTGCAACTATTGAAGTTGAATTTAACGGTCAAAACAAATTTATCGTTAAAGACCACCTTGAAAAAGCAATTTTACTTAAAGGTAAAATCAACGCTGCTTTCATCGCTGGTGATATGTCAGTTACTACTTTCAGTGATACTAACCCTATCCTTACTGATGGTAATACTTCTGGTAGTGATGGTGGTGGACCAGTACAAACAACTCGTGGTTTAAACAAATACATCGAGATGTACGGTAACACAATCGTTAACGGTACTTTAGGTACAGTACAAAAAGCAAACATTGATGATGCTCTTGATACACTTATCGCAGCTAAATCTCCTAAAGATTATTTAGTATTCGGTTCAAGTGCAGTTAAGAGAGCTCATGACACCTATTGGAAGGCGTTAGGTTCTTCTGGCGTACAATCAGTTCGTATCGTTGTTGACGGTAAAGAACTTGATTTACAAGTAGACAAAGTAAGTTACGGTGGTTTCACCCTTAACTACATGGCTATGCCAATCCAAGACCAACCAGTATTATTCGGTCAAACTGTAATTAACAAATGTGCATACTATGTTCCTTACAACAACCGTGTTAAAGTACAAGGTGGTGGTTATGATTCAGCAATGCGTGTAAGATACGTACCAGCTCAAACTAAATTCGGTAACGATATGATTGGTGAAATACACAGCGGTGCAATTTCTCCAGTAAATCCTAACGGAGATGCTATGAACTGGACTTGTTCTTGGACAACTGCTCAAGGTCTCGAGTGCCTTGGAGTGCAGCACTTCTTACGTCAGCAAGTATTATCATAATTCTTTGTAGACAAAATAATGGTAGGCCGTTGAAATATACGGCTTACCTTTATTATATTTTAAATCAAAAAACACATATATGCAAGTAGTTGGAAAATTCAACGGAATTTCAGAAGATTTAAAGAAAGCCATTCCTGCTTTAGAGCCGGGGCAATCTGTAACTTTTGAGATGCTTACAGGGGTTAAAAACAACGACCCAGATGAGAAAGAAAGACAAAGAAACCCATTACTTTACCCAAAAGCTAATATTCCTACTAGAGACAGGATTAAAGACCCTTATTTAGCAAAGCAAGGAAAAGATGCATGGGTAGATGTGGTAGTAGCTGATTGGTGGGATGGTGAAAAACCGGGCAAGGAAAGATTCTTTATGCCGGGCGTTAGCGATGGTTTAGGTGGATTCCAATTCACAGGCCGTTTTGCATTAGTAGGTGGTAATCAAAAAGATGAGGAACTGTATGAGTACCTTATGATTAGCAATTACAACAGAGATAGTATTTTAGGAGAAGCAAGAGATGCTAGTAAAGCACCACTTTTTGGTGTTGTAAATCAAAGAAAATCAAGCCAAAAGGCACTTCAAGGTTTTGAAATCCTGAAAGAAGCAATTGGTATTATTTCTAAGATGAAGCCAGCAGAAGCTCGTAAAATTGGAGCCGCACTTAACTGGAATGAATTTACTGATGATGATGTAATTTTAGCTGAGGTTGCAAACTTTGCTCGTTCTAAGCCGGATGAATTCTTAAAGGTTTATTCAGACCCTTCTAAAGATATTAAGTCAGCAGTAAGACAAGGCTTAGATAATGAAGTAATTTCATTTGATATGGCTACTGGTAAGGTTTCAATTGGCTCTCAAGAAATCACTACAATTTCAAAACAAGACAGAGGAAATGTAACAGATGCATTGACTCAATTTATCCAAACTGCAAAGAATGGTAAAGAAGTTCTTGCTAATATTGAAAAGCAATTAAGTGAGTTAGCTAAGGCTTAAAATTTAATTAAATTATAAGAAAAAAGCTCTACTATAAAAAAGTAGGGCTTTTTTTATTATTTAAGATTTTTTTGGTAATTTTGGTAAACTTTTTTATTATGCCGCTTACACCAAATTTTACCGCATCGCAGGTTGTATCAACCCCTAATTTATTAATATTAAATGATACAAGTACAGGTTCTGATGTTGCTATTACTACTAGAAGGGTGTATATGCAAAAATCAGATGGTACTTATTTAGTTGAAACTGGTACAACTACCAACTATGAAGTATGGTCGTTAGCCACTGGAAATACAATTAGTTTTAACGTATTAGATAGAGATTATGCATTGAACATCACAGTTGAGTGGAGAGATAATTCAAACACGCTTTATAGCAAGACGGTTACGTATGGTTTTTCTACTTACGCAAAGATTTATAATACTAAATTATCTAAAGCTCAAATATCTGCTCCTGAAAGATTGGATGGGGATAATTGGCTTTCTACAAAGTTTGCTTTAAATACTTATATCCGTGCAGCAGATGATGCAATTACACTAGGTGCAGGAATCGCTATTGCGCAATTAAGTTTGAATAAAGCAAAATATATTATTGACAATCCTAAATTAGTTTACTAATGCCAACTACAGCAGATGTTATTGATATAGCAAAAGTTTCAACCTCTTTAGCAATAAGAGATATTGCATTAGGTAAAGAAACAGATTTGACTTTACCTAAGAAATTGCAAATGGAAGCAGATATTTTGCAATGGGTTGATGATGCGAATTACACAGGAATAAACCTTGTTGGTTTTACAGAATACGTATATGGAATGTGCGGTGGGTATGCTTATGAAGCAGAAGGTATTATTGGCACAGGTGGTATCGTTGTTAATCCAAGTAGCGGAGGTTCTGCAATAACTATTGAGCAGTATTCTAAATTTGCAAGTAGTGGTTCTACAACAATTACATTTAGTGAAGCAGTTAATAAAACACTTCTTTACGCAAGTAGAGGTGGTATTGATGTTGGTGAAATTATATTTAGTGGCGTACCTACAGGAAATCAAGTTAGATGGGATACTAATACCGGAACTTTAACAGTTGCATCAACTGTAACTTTTGGCACAGGAGAATTTGTGAGAATATTAGTTATCTAATAAAAAAATATTAAAATGGCTATACAAGGTTTTTTTACCGGTGACGTTAAGATAAGAGAATTAAACGGTGTATTAAAAGCTGTAAATGGTATCGTAGAAGTAGCATCTGATGCAGGTACTGTAACGAGCGTTGGTTTAGCTGTTGGTTCAACAGGAACTGATGTGAATGTTGCGAATAGCCCAATAACGAGTAGTGGTAATATTACTTTAAATTTACCAACCGCATCTGCAACAAATAGAGGTTTATTGAGTTCAGCAGATTGGGCAATATTTAGCGCAAAGCAAGGTACTATTACATTAACAACAACTGGTAATAATGGTTCTGCAACTTTGATTAGCGGAACTTTAAATATTCCAACATACACTTTGGCTGGACTTGGTGGCATTAGTTTGACTTCGTTAAGTGCATCAAGCCCTTTATTATATAATAATACTACAGGAGCATTTTCTATACAAGTAGCAAATGGTTCACAAAATGGTTATTTATCATCAACTGATTGGACAACTTTTAATAGCAAGCAATCTGCATTAACTTTTAGTGCTCCATTAGTAAACACTTCTGGAACTGTATCTATCCCTGCTGCAACAAGTTCTGTGAATGGTTATTTAACTTCTACAGATTGGACAACATTTAATGCTAAACAAGGAGCGATTACACTTACTACAACTGGTTCAAGTGGAGCGTCAACTTTAATTGGAACAACTTTAAATATTCCTAATTACGGAAGCGCATTAACAGGTTATGTGCCATATACGGGAGCTACTGCTAATGTTGATTTAGGAGAATATGAATTAAAAGCAGGACAATTAACACTTGATGTATCTCCAACAGGAACTGCTGCAGTGGGAACTACTCGATGGAATAATACTATTGGAAGTAGTGAAACTACATTAAAAGGTGGTAGTGTTATTTTAAAGAATGGGGTCGATTTAGTAGCAAGAGTTGTAAATAAAGTTACACCAAATACCACTTTAACAAAGGCTGCATATTCGGCAGTAAGGATTAGTGGAGCGCAGGGTCAAAGGTTGGCAGTTGCTTATGCACAGGCTAATAATGATAATAATAGTGCTGATACGATAGGATTGGTTACTGAAACAATAGCTACCAATCAGGAAGGTTTTATCATGACTGTTGGGCAACTTGAGGGGATAAATACTACAGGTAGTTTACAAGGTGAAACTTGGTCAGATGGCGATGTATTATATTTAAGTCCATCAACGGCAGGTGCTTTAACTAACATTAAGCCAACCGGTGCAACAGGGCATATTGTAGTTATGGGATATGTAGAATATTCGCACGCTATCAATGGTAAAATTTATGTCAAGGTAATGAACGGTTGGGAGCTTGATGAATTGCATAACGTGTATATTTCATCTGTTGCTAACAATCAAGGCTTGTTTTATGAAAGTTCAACACAACTTTGGAAAAATAAGAGTATCGCAACTGTTTTAGGATATACTCCTGCAAATGCGGCTACTACTCTTACGATAAACGGAACTACTTACGACCTGTCTGCAAACAGAACATGGAATGTAGGAACTGTTACTAGTGTTGGAACTAGCGGGCCGCTTACCGGTGGTACAATCACAGGTTCAGGAACTATAGGAATTACTCAGGCAACTACATCTACCGATGGTTATTTGAGTTCAACTGATTGGAATACTTTTAATAATAAACAGGCAGCAGGAAGCTACATTACTGCATTAACAGGTGAGGCTACGGCTTCAGGACCCGGAAGTGCAAGTGTAACTTTAAGTACTTCTGCTGTTACAGGCAAATTGCTTACAGGATTGAATTTAACAGGTGGCGGCACTATTGCTGCTACCGATTCTATATTACAGGCTTTTGGTAAGGTACAAAACCAAATATCAGGAATGGTAGGAGGTGTTACTTTTCAAGGCACATGGGACGCATCTACAAATACTCCTACATTAACAAGTTCTGTAGGAACTAAAGGTTATTATTATATTGTTAGTGTAGCTGGTTCTACCAACTTAAATGGTATTACCGATTGGAAAATAGGTGACTGGGCTATATTTAATGGCACTACATGGGATAA